CTAGTTTCCTTTTATGAGTTCCTCTAATTTTTGCATATCGGTTTCCGAAAATAATAAATCCTTTTTACTAAAGAAAGGTAGGTCATATCCTTCACTTAAGTTTTCTAAATCATTTTTATCACCAAAAAAGTCAATTCTTTTACCATCTTCTTCTTTTTCAAGTAGTTCTTTGAATTTCTCACCTTTTTCAAAGTACATACAATTATAAAACACTACTAACATTTCCTTAGATGATAGTATCCCTCTAAGGACACCAGAATAGAATTTCTTATCTTCCATTTTTAAATCAGAATCCATGATGTATTTTAAACATCTGTATGAAGCTCTAAAATAGTTTCCAGATTCACTCTCAAGACTGATATATATTATTTTAACCATCTTCCTGATATCAGACTTTTTTAATTCATAAGTAAATTTACTGTTTTTATCTTTGTACTCATCCCTAAATTTATTAAACTTACTGAATTTTTCTTCAAATATATCCTTGTCAGCATCTACAACCCTTTTTGAGAAATATCCTATTTCAAAAGCAAACCTATCCCCAGTTTTATCAACATCCATCTCTTGTTTAAGTGTTTCAGTTTGGGAAATATATTTTCCTTCAGTTAACTCATTAAATGTTTCTATATCTTGTATATAACTTGTCTTTTCTTTATTAAACTTATCAGCAAAATATCTATTTCGCTCATCAGACTGGTGGCTAGCAAGATGTTTTTTTATAGACTTTATAAATTTATCAGAGTCCAATTCTTTCTGCACATTTTGAAACAAACCCAATAAATTAAAAAAAGTATTATCAATTCTATCTTTTCTATACTGTTCATTCTCTGCTTTCAATTGCTTTTGCATCACATAGTATGCACCATAGACACCTAATCCCGCTCCTAATAAACCAATTAAACCACTTAAAATATCTCCTGCAAAACTCAAAAGTTCTGAATCTGAAAATTCACTTGTAAAATTTTGTGCTAAAAATAAAATGTCCATAATACTCTTCCTTATTAATATAAACTTTACGTTTATTATAACAAAAAAAAAGAGAGCCTAAGCCCTCTTCATCATTTTCCCCTTAACCCATTGTCTCTAATCTTTTGTCTCTGAATTTCCTCTATTTTTTATAAATGCAACTAAATCTTGAACCATAGGGTTCATGACTGCCACTAATTGCACAATTCTCGCGGTAAAGAACATTAAAGACAAATCAATTATACTTGCAATGTTCGTATCGTAGTCACCGTCTCCAATTAAAACAAATCCAACGAATAGTAACCAAAATATACCAATTGTTGTTATATCTATTACTATTCTTCTTTTGAGTGGAGGATTCATATTTTCTCTATCCTTCACCCAAGTAACAACTAGGATTGCTAAAATTAAGACTGAGATGAATATCAGTTTTGTAATCATATAGGGGAATCTTTCTAATTTTTATAAAGTTTTACAGTTATTTTAGGTCTTGCTGAACCTCCACCACGTCCACTAACATCCCTTTTATTAAAAGTGTATTGTTGACCTTTTTTTAATCCAGAAAAACCAGCGTCAGTTGGCATTGCTATGGCTTGGCTGTTATGTCCGTTTGTGTATCCAGTAGCTTCATACGTTTTTGTTACACCGTTAGAGCCATCAACTCCAATTTCCCACTCTCCTCCGCTGAATCCCCAACCATGATAAGAAATTCTCACATCTGCAATACAATCCCAAGGCGCAGTAATTGTAATATTGTCACCAACATTTGAAAATATAGCGATATATGAATCTGCAAATTTTTTCATTTCCAAGCTATCAGTAGTAATTTTATTAGTTGTAATATCAAGTTGAACCTGTTCTGGTGTTTCAGATTTAGTAATTTTTGTTGCATCCGTAGTTATAATATCAATAATATGTTTTAGTACCCCATTACCACTATTAATATCATTTTTATTTGAGTTATTTGTTGTTTCAACAGAAAGTGTTACTGGGTTAGAAATGTTGCTTGGGTCTACATTTGCATGTATATAATTTACCGAATTTGCTTTTAAAGAAACATTTTCTTGATTTAATTCAAAATATCGTCCGCCAATCAAAACACTTGTATTTGTATAGATTTTGTTCAGTCCTGTTAAAACTGGTTCTGACCAGTGTCTAATTAAGAATTGTGAGTAATCTTTATTAGATAAGAGCATGTATAATTTTGCATCACTATTTGCTGTTACTGGAAATTCTGTACCATTTGGACTAAAAAACGTGTAATTTCTAATTGTCATTGTTGTTCTCCTTTATCTGAGTTTTTAATAACCATAAGTTCTTGCTTAGGTTTTGGAATAGGTTTTGGAATAGGTTCTGTGTAAGTATCATTAAGAATTGACTCGATACTTGGCTTTAGATACCAAATATCAGTACTGTCATACACAACTTCTGAAATGTATGAATTTTCAAGAACTGGAAAATCTGTAATAGATAGTTCCAACATTCTAAAACCTTTACCACCTTCTGGATAGCCACCAATTGAAACACCTTGTTTTACTGAATATAAAAGTGGTGTATCTATAATGACTGTATTTCTATCATATTTGTATATAGTCGCTGGTAAAACAATACTATGTTCAAGTCTCAATTCAACTTTTTCAATGAAGTCATTGATAATATATTTGTTTCCCAAGATAGCTTTATAAATCATTTAACACCCTCCACAAATAATAATCTATCAGTAGTTACTCCACCTTCAACTTCTGTGAAACAACGGTCTGCAATATATCCATGATAGTTTTTGTCTTCATACCAAACTTGAACTAGGTCATTTAGAACTAATTTCATTAGTGAATGTTGGTTAAAGTATAAATTTATGACTGTACTGTCTTTTGTGATTTGAGATTTGATTTCTCCTGCATCTGGTGCTTCATCGTAAAATTGTGATTTTACTAGTCTCTGTTTTGGCAATTCAGAGCCATTTCCACGATAAGAGGACATATCAACAACCTCATTTTTGTCATTGATTGTATATTGTTTTCCATAACTATCATAAGTACCATCAGCTTTTTTTACATAAGCATTTAGATAATTATAATTTGAACGTTCAACTATGGTTTCGTGTTCAATAGCAACATTTTGTTTGAAGTCAATTCTAATTGATTTTTCAACTCTATCCCATTCACGACCACATAAAGCAAGAAATATATTGTTATCTACTGCTTCTAAAGTTCCGTCAGGTCTTGGAATCATCATGCCTTGATAATAAACACTAGGTTGTATCCTAAGAACCCTGAATAAATCTTTAGCTATATTTGTCATTGTATCTGTCTCAGATTTTCTGTTCCATTTAATAGCCTTTGAATTTATTTTATCTGAATTTGTAGTATAACCGTGAGAAACAAGACTAGTAACCGCTGAACCCATCATATTAACAATCAATTGCTGATTAGTTTGTTTTAAAGCTGTGGTAGGAATTTCAAGCCCTTCAATCATAGACCAAACATAGTTCTGTAGGACAACTTTATTTGATTCATCTTTACTAATAACAAGATAGAACATTGAAAGTTTTTTATTAAAAACTTGTGTTGCGCTATAAGGTACTAAAAACTCTTCTGGATGCAATATTTCAATTACATCACCAATTTCTACATCAGTTGAAAGAGTTCCTGAGCTAGTGTATTTATAACCTGTCTGCCATAACTCATAGTTCATAATAACCCCACGATTTTTAGGGTTGGGAAGTTTTGGAGCATTACTTGCTTCTGCATAAGTAGCAAAAGAATAAATATTAGGGTTAAAATTATCATATAAGTTATATTCAAGCATTAGACAAAATCCACCTTTCTTTTAACATTCATTTCTACTACATCAACATTTATTAACTCCATTGTTCCTTTTTGAATTAAACGAGTTCTAAATCTTTGATAATTCAAAGCTGAAAACATGTTAATTGTACTTGTACCAATCTGAGCTTGATAATACTCGTCATTTACGTCTGTATTAAACTGAATTGAGTCTGGTTTGGTTGTATTACCAAAGATGAGAGCTGTGTATTCATTAAACTGTTCATCCAAAAATCTTACACCGTAGTCACTCACATTTTCCAAGTTTTGGCTTGGTGTCATACGAGCTGTAAAGCTAAAGATACCATCATCAATTTTCCATTTAGAGAAACGGTTAATATCGTCCTCTCCAAAATATGTGTAATCATAAGTGTATTTATTTGTTGTGTGAATCTTAGTATTACCACCAATTTCACCATTTTGAACCTTAGAAAATTTCAATTGTTTATACTGATACCACATGTTAACTGGAATAAATGAAATTGTTTCTGAAAATTGTCCATCAAATCCATAACCTTCTGTTTTAGTGATTTTAGAGAGTTGAACATCTGCATAATAAGTACCAATTTCATTGGTATATTCTAAAGTGATATATTTTTGTTTGATAATATTACTGATAAACTCATTAAAAATTCTATAGTTTTCTTCTAAGCTATTTCCAAAAGTCTCAAATTTAAAATCAATATCAGGGTGAGAAATATTGTTATTTCCCATAACCCCAATACCTTGGCTTTGCCAAATATTCGTACTGTTGATAATTCCTAGGTCACTAGGTTGATAGAACCTAATAAGACCATTAGTCATATCATATATTTTATTATTAGCCCCATCTAGGTTTGTATGTATTCTATATTGTCTTACCATTTCCTATGCCCTTCCTAGGTCAAATTCACGCTTGATAGCACGTGCCAAAGCGGTTGTATCTTGACTACCTGCTTGAATGTTGAATGTATTTTGATAGTTTGATGTTGAACTACTTGCACTATTTTGTACAAGTCCTCTTGATTTAAGGTCTGCAAACTCTCTTGCAACAGTTACTGTTGAGCCTTTAAACAAGCCTTTAACTTTGCCAGTAATTCCATTAACTGTGTCTGTGATTCCTTTTATTGTTCCTGAGATTCCACCGAGTACGCTATCTACAGTATTTTTAACACCGTTAAAGATTCCTGAGAAGAATGAACCAATACCGTTAAAAACTCCTGTAATTGCATTGTATCCAGATTGAGCTATACTTCCAAAAGCACTAAATACTCCGCTTATAGTTCCTTTTATGCCGTTGAATACTCCACCAAACCAACCAGCAACTCCGCTAAACACTCCTGTGATAGCACCCCAAGCTGAACTTGCGAATGAACCAAAAGCTGAGAATACACTTGATACTACACCTCTCACTGAGTTAAAGATTCCTGAGAACCAACCAGCAACAACACTAAATACTGAGACAATGACTGACCAAGCACTTTGTGCAAAGCTACCAATTGCTGAGAAAACTGTAGATACAACACTAGATACTGCATTCCAAATTGGTGAGAAGAATCCTACTAAACCAGACCAAATTGCTTGAATACCTTGCCATGCACCACGACCAAGAGCCATGATGAGTTCCCAACCAAGTTGAAATACTGCTACAACCAAATCAAAGATTGCACCAATCACACTTGCAAGTGGTGTAAAGAATGAAACAATTGCATTGAATGCTGTCAAAGCAAAATTACCAATTGCACTAAACACTGTACTAACAACCGTTACAATTGCATTGAAGATTGTTGAATAGAAAGTAATTAGTGTTGAGAAGTAAGCTTTTATGGCATCCCAAATAGTTGTAACAACAGTTAGCATTCCTTGCCAAACTGAGCTAAAGAAAGCTAAAATACCTGTCCATAGTTCACCAAACCAAGTTCCAAGACCTGCAAAGAACTCTTTAATTCCTCCCCAAATTGATTGAGCATAGCTTGCTATTGTTGACCAGTTTTGCCAAATTAAGACACCTACTGCAATCAAAGCGCCTATTGCCAAGATAACTAAACCAATTGGACTTGTTAGGAAAGCAAACGCTGTTGCAACAGCCATAACAGCTTTTTGAATGGTTAATATTATTGCCACAACTGCTATAAATCCAGCAATTGCAATAAGTATTTTGCTTATCCAATCCCAATTCTCTTTTAAATAAGTGACAATATTACCCAAAGCACTTGCGATACTAGGTATGCTATCAGCAATTGAATTAACAATATCAGTAACTACTGGTGTAATTGCCTCAAGTGCTGGTAGTAAAGCAAGAGAGATTGTCTCATCTAAACTTGCAAAGGAATCATCAATTGTTTCAACTCCTCCACCACCTGCTTTACCAAGCTTTTGCATAGCACTATCAAGCATCTCAACAGAAATAGCACCTTTCTCACTAGCACCTGCAAAAGAACCAAATTGTTTAAGTTGTGGGTTCATTTCCATAACTGTTTTTTTAAGTGCCGAACCTAACGCTGTATTGTTGTCAGTTAACTGATTAATATTTTCAGCCGTTACTTTACCACTTGCGGACATTTGCCCATAAGCTTGAACTACTCCTTGTAATTGTTCGCCAGAACCACCAAAGGCTTGGTTGGCTTTAATAATATTCTCAACTTTATCGCCTGCAACCTGAGCATTGTCACCAAGTCCAATAAATGTACTTGCTAGTTTTAAAGCATCTTCTGTATTGGCATTTGTATCTTTGGCAACTTGCCCCATACGTTTACTAAGTGATTCAAAATCACCACCAACACCAGAAAAATCCATTGTGTTCTTTAAAGCAATGGTTGCTTTTTGAGTGGCTTTTGTATCGTTTATCCAGTCACCCATTTTATTACCAAGAGCATTAGTAATATTTGCACCAATTTCACGAAAAGCACCAATAGCAATTTCTTTCATGCCACTAAAGCCTTTTTTGACTCTTGAAAGCTTACTTTCAGCATCATCAGTTTTTAAATCAACTTTGAAATTACCACTTGAGATAGATGAATCTAATTGCTTTATATCTCTTTCAAGATAATTTGCTTTTAACTCAGAATCTTGAATTGCTTTAGAAAGTTGAATGAATTTCTTTTGACCATCTGGTGTAGAACTATCAAGCCCTGCAAGTTCTTTTTTAAGAGCTGTAGCTTTATTTTTAGTTTGTTCTAATTGTTGTTTATAGTTGTCTTGTAACTTTGTCATAGCAGTTACATTTGTTGGGTCAAACCTTAGTTCTTTTCTTAGTTGATTGGCTTCACCCTTCAAACTAGACATTGCGCTATTTATGCCTTTTAAGGAGTTCTCGAACTGGACGGTATTACCGTAAATCTCTACTTCAAACTTTGCATTTCCAGCCATATTTTACGTCCTCCGTTTCTTAGATTTTCTTTTCTTCTCTTCTGCTTCCCTCTTTTCTGAAACACTATTTATAATGTCAACCACTAATTCAATTTCAAAATCAAAAAACTGTTGAATATTCATATCTGAATTAACAAGTGAAACCACAAGATTCATAGTCTTATTTTCTTGTTCTTGTTTCTTTTGTTTAAACCTGCTAGGTCTCTCAAAAACTACTTCTTTTTCATCCTCTTGCTTTGGCTTTGGAATATTTGCAAGATATAAACCTGTTAAATACTCCTTTGTAGGCATTTCTGTTTCCTCATTTACTTCATGAGAATCTGCCCATAGCACCAAAAGGTTTTCATAGAGCTTTTCCATGACATCCGTAAAATCATCATAGACATAATCAAATTCAAGAGCAGTTATATATTTAGATTGAATCTCTAAATCAGTTAAAATATCAGAACCTGTCAGTTCGTAGTATCTTATTGCATCTTTTAATTTCATAAAATCACCCCTTTCTTTTAAAATAAAACAAAAGAAAAAGCGATACCAAACAGTACCGCCATTCCCTCTTATTAGCCGAAAGTGGCTTTGAATTTATCCATCAATGATTTAATCGTTTCTTCACCAGTATCAAATTCACCAGTTTTCATGAAATCACTAAACTCTTGTTTAGCTTTAGTTAAATCAGGATTGAAAAAAGCAAGGTACAAACCATATTGAACAAACTCCACATTTTCCGTAGTATCGTTTGATTCATCATCTTTCATTGTTTTTTCAAGTTCTTTGCTTGCTTTAAATATATCTTTATTTGTAATCATTTTGAATTTACGTGCTGTAGATAATTGTTTCATAGGGCTTATACCTCTTTCTCTTTATTCTTTAGTTATTATTTACCAGTTGTTGTTGAACCGTCAGGAATCACAGTATCTGGGAACATAATGAAAAGTTCTTTTTCCATCATTTTTTCAAATTCCTCAGCTTGTTTTCCCCATACTTCATAGGTCATTTGAGCTGGTGTGTTACCTTGTGATTTGTAGTTAGGTGTTGCTGTTGCTTGCAATGGAATTGTATATTGAATTGGGTCAACACCGTCAGAGCTGTCTGTCTCGCTTTCAAATGTTCCTTCACCAGTTGCTTTCAAGGCTGGATAAACAACAATTTTATAACCATTGATTACTTCACCTTCTGCTGTGTGTTTTTGAGCTTGATTCACATATTGAGCAATATGTTCAGTATAAACACCAGTTGGTACCCAACCAAGACCATTCTCAGATTTAACTTGTCCAAGCAAAGTTTCACCGACTGGTTCATCAATTTGCATAAATACCATTTCACCTTGAAGTAATGTAGCACCTTTTTTAGAACCGTGGTCAGGTTTGTTGTCCGCTGGGTAGTTGGCAACTTCCGCCTGGTCTTCCATTGAACTTACTGACACCATACCAGTTGCAAGTTGAATATTTTTAGCAGTAGCTTTTCCAGCAGTTACATCAATCTTACCGATGAGCAAGCCTTCGTCTCCCCAAAAAATCTTGCGGTCTCCATAATTTAAATTTAAAGCCATTTAATATGCCTTCTTTCTATAATTTTGTTGATTCTGTATAAGACTTAGCATCTTTTAGAATCTTTTTAATTGCGCTTTCTCCTCGTTTTTCAACTAAGAAATACATCCCATGATATGAGCCATCTGAATAATCAGACCGTCTACCATCATGAACTACTTTATACTTGCCTTTTTTATCTATTTTCAAGTTTCTAGCAAGTTGACCAGTGTTACTATATTTAGCATAGGTATATGTTTTACCGTGTGCTTTAAAAGTCTTCTGTCTACCACTTGCTTTCTGAGCTTCTGCTTTTGTTTGAATCTCAATGAAATTGGCAACCCTATCAGTAACATCTTTTGCAAGCTGTTCACTTATTGCCTTAATGTCTAAGTTATTATTCAAAAGAACCTCCTCTTGCACCTACTGGTAAATAGATACTTCCAGAGAAATTGTACAAGTGACTTGTATTAGAAAAATCTATCATTTCTAAACCTGAGTCAAGCAAATTTGACAGTTCTTTAACTAGATGACTATCAACATCAGGAACACTTGCAACAACGTTGTAAGAATAACCAATAACAAATTTAAAGTTATCACTTCCTACAACTTTTGAATCAGCAAGAGAAATATAAAGTGTATTTGGTTCAATAGTGTCTTTTACACCAAGTATGATGTCATTGAAACCAATCTTATCAACTACTTCTTTCCAATCCATATAAGAATTAAATGCCATTCGCAACCTCACCTTCTAAAATAAGCTTGTTATTTTTAGGGTCTCGTTCCCAAACAGTTCTCTTGTATCGAGTGCCATTTTCATCAGTAAAGTAATCAAAAATCTTAAATTCAAACTCACCAACGTTATTTAAAGAATATCTAACGACTTTCTTTAAACCCTGCATTGAAAAAGAGTCTAGTCTATTTTGAACAATCTTTTCTTTCTTAGCTGGTAATGTTACTGGACTAATTACACTTGTCTCAGCACCATTAGGCTTTTTCTTTTTTTCATTTATTTCAAGTGTTACCTGAGAAAATATCATTCGACACCTCCATAAGTAAGCAATTCAATCATCTCTCTCATACGGTCTGTTTCCATTTTTACAAATACAGAAGTTGGTTCTGAAACAAGTTGGAAACGACAAAATGTAGAAATATATTGTTGAACAATTGGGTTTTCTTCGTTTATAGATACACCAGCGATAGCTAGTCGAGTTAAAGCAATTTTTTTATTTAATTTAATAGTTTCATCATACAAAGTAACATTCAGAGGGATGCCACAATAAGTTTTAATATAATCATAATTTTCTTTCATGGACAGTTCCTTTCTATTTGTCACAGAAAATAATATTGAGACTCTATAGTTTCTAGTCAGTTGAATTTTTACAAGGATAGTTGCTATTAATTTGAATACCAACTAGAAACTAACTCATGTCTCTTTTTTTTATTTTTATTTAGTTGTGATAGTTACGTATGAAGCACCTTTGATTTTGTTCATTTTACCAGCAGAGAGTGACTCCATGAGGATAACGTTACCGTTTGTTTTCCATTCGAAAGCATCAACTTTAGTGAGGTCTTTCATGTCGATTTTGTAAGCTTGGTCAACAAGAACGATAGGTTTGATAGCTTTTGAACCTGTATAAACGATAAGTTCATCAACACCAACTTCGCTTGCAAGTTCAGCATCATCATTACGGACACGAGCAGGAGCAACCAAAGCACGAACTTCTTTAAGCAAAGCTTTACGTTGGTCAGCATTTACGATAAGGAATTTACGACCTTCACGACCACGAACAAAGTCAGTTGCATCTTCGATACCATCAACAAGAGTTGCAGATTTAACTTCTTTAACTTTTTCAGCATCAGTTTCTTTCATGATAGCCAAGAAACCATCTTCGTTACCAGCACCTTCAACAAGAGCAAGGTCAACAGCTTTGTTTACAATAGCTTGTGTAAGTTCAGCAACTACAACAGCGTAAACTTCTTCGAAGTTATCAGTTACTTCTTTAGTACGAGTTGAGATTGATTGAGCTTTGTAAATCAATTGTGGAGTGATAGCATCAGTTGTAAGAACAGCATTTTGCAATACTTTTTCAGTTCCTTCAACGTGTACTTTAGCTTCGTCAGTTGATTTCAAACCTTTTTGAACGAGCAATGCACCAACGTGAGTCAATTGGAATACTTTAAATACTGGGTTAGATTCAACAAGGGCAGTTTCAATTGCAGATACCAAACGTTTTGGTAAAAGCAATCCTTTGTCTTCTACTTTAAGGTCATTTTCTGCAAGTTTAGCACCCCAAGCATTTACAACAGCTTCTTTATCACCAGCAGTTTTAAGAATGTTGATGAAGTCACGTGATGAGTTTTTAGTTTCAAGATATTTAGACATAATAGGTTCTCCTTTGATTTGTGAGTTTTCTTGTAATTTGATTTCAGCCAATTTAAGTGCTTGTGTATTTTCTTTAGCTTCTTTGTGTAATTTTTCTGCATTCTCTACTGAGTTTTCAGCAAGAATTAATTCTGATAGTTCATTTTTACGAGCTTTCAAATCTTTGATAGATTTTTCAAGTTCAATCTTGTCAAGTTTATTCATAGTAAGATTTAATCTCCTTCAATCTATTTTTAGCTTCAATGAATGCTTTGCGTTCATCTGCAAGTTCATTGTTCATAAGTTTTGCTTCTGGGTCAGCACCAACACTAACAAGAGATACTTCGTTCATGATTGCATGTTTAACAATAATTTCATCTTCTTCACCAAAAGAATATTCAGTAATGTAATATGAAATAGAAACTGAATCATAAACTCCGTTTTCAATAGCTTTGATAATTTCTGGGCGATTGTCGTAAACATTAATATCTGATACATAAGCATCTAGTTCTGCATCATAATTAGTACGTGATTCACCAAGAAAATCATCTGCTGACTTACCGTGATTAAACAAGAATGGATAAACTTCACGCTTAAATTCAATTACATCACCGTCTAAATACAAATCATTGTTATTTTTCTTGTGAACGTAACTAGCAATAGCACGAATTGATTTATCACCTGACTCGTTTTCAACGATTTCAACTTTTGCGATATTTTCAACTAATTTCAAGTCTTAGTCCTCCTTTTCATTAAAGGTATTGCCATTTGAGTTATCATCATTTGGCAAGTTATTCAACATCAGATTCATCTGTAGTTTCAGATTTATCTTTTGTTTCATCTTCTGTTTTAACTATCAAATCACTGTATTTCTCAACAATTCTTGCATTTGCATTTGTAAGGTAAACATCTCCACCTTCACTTGGTTCAAGACCAGCAATAGCTTTCCATTCATTAACTGAAAGAAACGGTGCTTGTGTGTTTTCATGATAAAGTTCAATTAAGTCTTTAAGACTTGCAAACTTGAACAATTGATTATCAATGATAATACGTTCATAGTAACGATTTCCTTGAATCTTCCGTCTACGAGTTTGAGAAATAAGCTTGTAACTTAATTCTTTTTCCAACTGAGCAAGAATAGGAATAATTGTTGAATTATAAAAATAAATTTGTTCTTCTTGTGATGGTTCACCAGTCAAAATCTTCTCAGACATGAAATATGAACTTAAAAGTTCTTGTTTAATGAGTTTAATTTCTTCATCATTCAATACTGAATAAGAGTTTTTAAATTCATGAACTTCAGATTTATCATCCATAACACCAAGACCGTTGTAAGTTGAAACTGTTTGCATAGCATTAATAGTTTTTAAAGCTGTTTGTTTAAATTCATCACTATCGTTATCAACGATTGCATTGACTTTAAGAACACCACGCATACGACCTTGTTGTAATTTAGTAGCGATTCCAGAAAGTGTTGCATCCAGAATGCTTGTATTTTCGTTAATAAAAAAAGGACTAACTAAGTTAATCGTTTCATTCGTGTTTGCTTCATCACCAGATTCAAGTAACTTCAAATCAACCAAGTTTCCTTGTTTATCATCAACAATCTTGATATAAACTTTACGAGTAGTTAATAATTTCTTAGTAACTGCTTGCCAGAAGGCTGTCGTATTTTCATATCCTTTAGGTTTCCAGTTTAATAGTTCATCAATATCTGAGCCATCCATACTAGATAAAGTATCAGAACCACCATCAACTTTCTTATACTTAACGTGTTGAAAGTTGACTTTAGCAATTTCTGTTGCAATCTTAGCTGAAATGTTGTTATAGAAACCACTTGTTGCAGTTACCACTTCATCACTCCAAGCTTGCGCACGCTGTGTTTTTTGGTCAAGTTTTGAACTTTGAACACGTACTGCTTTTCCAAATAAATTAAATTCCAATTTTTCTCCTTTCTAATAAAATAATCTGTCATTGCTTTGCTTATCACGAACAGTTTTACGCTTATGACAAGCAAAACACAATAACCATAGGTTGTCAGGGTTGTAAGCGATATTCCAATCTCTTACATTTTCCATGTTTAATTCCACCTTGTGGTCAACTTCATATTTTTCTGCTGTGAAGTCTCCACAATTTTGACAAGTCATGTGGTCACGTTTACGTATCTTATCTCTTACTTTTAACCACTTAGGGTCAGAGTAAAAACCAGAAGTTCTAACAGAATCAGCATTGTAATTCATATTTTAATCTCCTTAATATTCATCTCTTAACATGGTTTGTAGTGCCATAACACTTGCAACTACTGGGTCAATCTTCTTGCTGTCAGTTGTTTTCTTAAGCATCAAGTCATCACTTGTACCGACCTTAACAGCAACGTTCATAAATGACCATTCAAGTAATTCTTGATTATGATGAACATTTGATTGTTTCATTTGAGATTTAAATATCTTAATGTAATCAGACATTGCAAAACCTTGTTTGATTGGTTTTTGTCTGTCACCATCTTTATCAAAGAAGAACTTTTCAATAAGCTTTTCAAGATTCTCATATCTTGCACGGTCATAACCAACCATTCTTAAGATACATCCTGTATCTTTCTTAAACTTAAGCATATAGGGTATCATGTCTTTGGCTTGCATGTAGTTGTTACCTGTATTCAAAATCACGAGAGAACCCTCTTCTTCAAACCTTCGATAGAGTTCTTGAATATCATAATCAAGAGACTCAAACTCTTTAAGAGTTGTAAAGTTAATTGTATGCAAGTAATAATCTTCATCATCACGAGTTAGGAAAGCCATACTTGACAAGTCACCATGTAATGCTAAGTCAATACCAACATAAGTTCTTGAATCTCTAAAGACATCAAGTTTAAATGGTTTTTTCATAGCTTCACCAGCGGTAAAGTATCCATGAACGTCATTCATTGCAACACCCATTGACATTGCTAAGAATTTAACTTGTAATGCTGGGTCTCCTTTAGACAATTCATATTCTTCTTCAACTGATGACCAGCGTGGTAAACTACCAATCAAAGGCAAAGCCATTGACCAATTACGTTTGTCTTTAACTTGTTCAACTTCATCAAGTCTGTAAAGTAAGGCAACTGAACGGTCATTATTAAACTCAGCTTCTGATGTGAAGCGCTTAACTAACTTATCATAGAAACCTTTTCTTGTCGTACCGCCAGATGTAATGTAAATTGACTGCCAGTTCTTTTGTTTCATCCGTGAACCTTTATTAACAGCTTCTGCAATATCATCTTTGTAAACGTGAACTTCATCAAAGACATTGAGTGATGTATCACCACCTTGCGCCCTGTTAACATCATTTGTTTGTTTACCAAACTTGGTATTCATTGATTCAAACAACAAACCTTGTTTTGTAGAGTTGAACATGTTAAGGTCATCCATATCTGCTAAAAGCAAGGATGCTTTACTTTGGTCACGAACTTGGTCAAAGACATGTTTAGCTTGGTTGTTATCATAAGCAATTACTTGACTTGTACCACCATATTGACCACCAAGAATCATCCAGTTGAGAACTCTTGTCGCCATCAATGTTGATTTACCAGTTCCACGACCGACATTAAGAAAGACTTCGTTAACAAGTAATACTTCATCTCCTTCTTCATCAATCATGTAATAGCCAAGCATTAACTCGTACCACCATTTTTGTGGTGATAATAATGTGATACCTTTCAATTGACCAGTTGTTAACATAAAGTTAGATTCAATAAAATCAATTGCTTGTTCAACTCGTTCTGGACGATAGATATATTTTTTATGAATACGTATTTGTTTTTCAATTTGTCGCTTGATATCACGATTCATACGAATACCGTTTGCTTTGTTATATTCAAGCATTTCCTTTAAATACTTCATCTACCTATCGTCCTTTCTTTAATTTTTATTCTACTTTGTATAGACTACGTAACAGCTCCCAACCTCTATATACTAATGAAGCTTCAAGCAACAATTGTGAACCATTGTAATCAACAACGATTCTATAGAAATAATCATCAGGCTTACCATTCGTAACCCATTCATGAACCTCTTCATCTGTGAGGTTGTCACGAATTGCATTTAATACATATTCATCTACGTTCATTCTTCATTCTCCTCATTTAATAATTCATTAATCTCATCTTCTGTAACCTCTGGTTCATCTGACGAGTAATTCTTAACATCAAATTGAGAAAGACCTTGAATGATATCTTGCACACCTGCTGTAGACTTTTCTTCAAGTTCTAAGCGTTTGAGAGTGACTTTATCGTAGATTTCTGGATTGTGAGCTTTCAACCAGAACATGATTGCATTAAGTTCAGGGTCAACTTGCTGTCTTTCAACAGAAACAAGAACCTCTTCACCATCTTCATTGACTTCATAGCGTTCTTTTCGTCTCCAGCCACCACGAACCTTTTTATTCAGTTTTGCTTCAACTTTAGAGAGAGCAATGAGATTTGCATTAATCTTGGCTAGTTCATAGGCTTCTTCGTTGTCAGCCTTCCACTTATCGAAAGTTTTGTTGGTTACACCAAGTGCTTTATAGATTTTCATATCTGAAGCACCAGATTCTATCTTTTTAATTATTTCTGCTGTGACTTCTTCGCTGTTTAATATGTCAATTTTGTTCATTTAGCACCCTTTCTATAAGTGTCTTAGGATTCTCTTAGAATTTAAATGATTCTGTGAGATTTGCTAAGTTTTGCTGAGATTTTTGCTGAAAATTTTTAGCTCAAAAACTTTGGGGGATTTTTTCTTGTGACCCCCTCGCGCATAAACCTACCCCATAAAATTTCATTGATGGGGGGGATTATTTTTTTATTTATTTTTCAAAAAATTATTTTTTATTTTTAAATTTATTTTATTTTTATTTTTATTCTTTCCCACACACTCACACCCTTTAAACAAAATAAAAAAGCACAAGAGAATCATGAACGAATGAACGAACACAAAACTCTTAGCCTTTTAAAGAGTAGAGAATTTAGAAAGAGAAAAACTTTGGTCAATATCAATCAACCAATAACTGCAAAGAGAATTGAACTCTTTCTTGTGAACCATCAACAGCTACAGAGGAAAAAATTTTGAGAGTAAAAGAACTTGGATAATAAATAAATTAATATCTAAATAAATCCAATAACAATTTATGGAATCGAACCACAACAAAGCTACCAAGCATTGCTACAAAAACATTAATAGAGTGAAACATTAATAGCCACCAGTTTGGCAAGACATAGTGACAAGGAGTCTGGGTTATCTAGGAGGTTGTAACCCAATGAAAGGTGAGGGAATTGAACCCACTCTATAAACATTACTCTGCTTATAAGTTTCCATATCTACCTCTCTAAAGTATGAGCTGTATTGTCATATCATTTAACCACAAGTACATCTACATGTTTTCATTTAGTGGCACATCATACTTTTAATTTAATTAATCATAATAGAAATCTTCACACGGCATATTATAAATCCTCAATCTTTTGTTTAATTAGTTTAGCTAAATCCTCTGGGTTTGAACTATCAATATTGAAAGTCTTATTGATAATATTATTTGTTTGTTTCTTAGTCTTAATAGTTTGAACAACAGCGAACACAATCACGACTGCAAACATAACTAAAAGGAATATTGCAAAAGCAATTAGTACATTTAAAAGTATTGTTATCATTATTTAAGTCCTCCAAATTCTTTTTCCCAGTATCTTGTTAATACCCTATGACTTTCTTCTGTTAGAAAATCAAGATTGCTAGTATCAATAAATTTGTTATCAGATTCTTTACCATCATCAACTTCTGTTGTGACTGATTGGTCAACAGTAATCTTACCGTCAACAAATTCAAAGTGAGTATCTTGTTCAATTGTAATCTTCATATTATTTTTCTCCTCTAAAAATTAAATTCTAAACGTATTAGTATTATTTCACTTATTAACAAAAACCAAATAAAAGAGCAACAAAAAAGAACAGCCTGAGCTGTCCTCTTATTTCTTTTTTACCAAATTTAACTTTTTTCCTTTTATATACACTTAAAACCAAAAAAAGACTGACAATAATTAGCCAATCTTTTATCTTAATTTATAATCTTCTATTTTAACACTATTTAAATTGAGTTCTCCAGATTTTAAATTTCCTACATAATATGTCATATATTCCTTGACCATCTTTCTTAATTCATCCATATCCTCAATATTAGGTAAGATATAATGAACTAAGTCTTGTAAATCCTTATCACGTATACTAAACAATTTAGAGATGGCAAGCTCCGTAATATCAAGAATTTTAACTATCAAGTTAGAGTACTCAAATTCCTTAGAAATTTTACAATCGTTAAAATCTGGAACAGTTGCCACCAAACGAGCATTAGTATCAATCAGTGCTTTATCTAATAAATCATTTACTTCACTTGAGCTTGCACGGTTTAAAAAAGCATCTATATCAGCGGAACGACGAGCATCTTGACAATTAAAAGCAAGAGCAGTTCCCCCGACTAGAGTAATTTCAGCTTGGAGATTTTTCTTTTCAAGCATTCCATTTAAATACTCACATCTCATCAAAATAGTTTTTGTATTATAATTCATTCAAAGTCTCTAATTCAACATTATAAAATGGACTTCTAACCAAATTGGATAAAAAATTATGGTATTTATTTGTCCAAGTTTCTTCTCTAACAGGGAGCTTCTCGCTATATAAATAGTATGGTTTTTCAAGGGCTTCTAAAACACTTAATTGTTCAAAATAACGAGAATCTTTTTTCTTACCAAGTTGTTTAACCTGTTTTCTTTGAAATTCTAATTTTCTTTTTGCATAAAAAACTTTTTCTTTATTTTTAGTCATTTGTATCCCTCCACTTCCATTTATCCTATCTAATCATATTATATCATATTTGATAATATTATATCATAAATAAGATAAAAGATATTTTATCTTATACTTGTTAAATAGTTTTCAAACATTCCTTCCCAAACACTATTAATTCTTAGATTTATTCTTTTCATTGTCTGAGTATAATTTGGTTCGGACATACCAACCTCTTTTGCTATATGTTTATTATTAACAATCATTCTACATTTGTGATTGAATCTAAAGAAATCCATATCTCTATTTTCATAATGAATCTGAGAAATTTCATATACACGACTCAAGAAATCAAACTGTTTTCTAGTAAGTAATTTTTCAAGTGGTTCAATCCCAATATGTTTAAAAGTCTTACCCATAAACAACAACCAAATATCTTGCCCTTCTTTAAACTCAGCTACTGGAAAATAATATTTTTCTTTATGTTTCACTCTAACCTTACCTTCTGATTTTATCTTTAAAGTATAGTAATCATTAGTCATAGCAATATTAACAAAACTTGCAATCTCTTGATTACTCTTAGAATAATCTACCAAATCCAAAACTCTATCTAGCGCTTGCTTAAATAAAGGTAAAGCACTGTCACGAAAGCCATTATATAACTCAATAAATTCTTTGCTATTACGATTCATTATATTAAATTCTTTCATTAGTTCTTTTAGTGAGAGCCAGCCCTCATATCCTAAAGCCCTCTTTACAAGAACTTCGTTCTCCAATATACTGCTAAAGTCATAATTTTTATCAATAGAATCCCACTCTAAGCCACGACAATAATCGGTATGATATAGCGTTGTAAGGTGCATCTCTAATTCTTCATAACTGTCTGTATTTTTAGCAAACATTAAATTCTTTTGATTATAATCAAATGCCCTTTTTATTATTGTTGTTCTTATTCTGTAAGCCACAAAATACTTCCATTGACAATCTGAATCACTTGGTAAGTCATTCAGATATAACAAATCAGTATTTGAAAGTTCAAAAATCTCATTAATTATTTTTTCTTTATTCATTTCTCACTCCTCCTAAATTATTTATTCTATCCCCAACGATGAGATTCTGTATCTGGAAACATAATTGGTTTATCAGGTATTCCTTTGCCTTTACCTTCCATAACATCAAGTCTTTTTTCAATTGAATCAGCTTTACCTTCCATAACATCAAGTTTTTCTTGTAATTCTTTAAGTTTCTTATTCATATTATTTTCTCCTATTTAATTAAAATTCTGCACCGACTAACAAATCAAACATTTCATTATCAATCTTGAACCATTCCAAACCCATGTATGTCTTTTTCTTGCCATTTGTGCAAGCACTAATATTACTATGTCCATATCCAGTGAGACGTTCAGCACTACGAATTGATGAATGAATTTCTACGATATGTCCTGTAATATCAACTCCAATAACAGCCATTGATTGTTTGTTCGCTGAACGAATGTTCTTAGTACCATGATTAGAATTTTCTTCATGAGTATTCCATTCAAGATTGTCAAGATTGTTGTTTCCTTTATCTTCATCAATATGATTGACTTCTGGTTTATTTTCAGGATTCGGAATAAATGCCTGAGCAACTAATCTATGAATAAGTTTAGATTTCTTAACACCACCATTTGATAAAACCAGTTCCTCATAACCAAGCGTGATAGAACCATTTTTGTGAGTTGTTTTCTTTCTTCTTGGCTTCATAATTCTTTCTGTTTTAAATTTAAGACTTTTAACAAGTCCTGTATTAGAAACTTGATAACTACCTTCAAAACCTTCAATATCTCTCCATTCGATTTCTGTGATTGTTGTATTTGCCATTTTTGTATTCTCCTAATTTCTATTCCTATTAATATTTGTTTATTTCAAGATATTTTCTTGTAACTCTCCAAATTGATTGTTCTTCATTCCAAATAATATATTCCTCTTCGACCATTTGTTCAATGATTTCTGATGACTCAACTGTGAATCTGTTGAAACCACCAAAACCATCAGGTTCTTCAATTGTTCTACGTTCTTCAATAGCCTGTGCTTTTTCTTGACGTGATTTTTGAACTTCTTGCTGACTGTTCATTTCATTTACTAATTGTTCGTAAACGTATTTACCTTTTTTGTTTTTAATCATTGCTTCGATTTTCTTAGAACCTTGTTCAGCCAACCACATGTCTGTAGTATCTTCCAAGATTTGTAAAGCTTCAACAGTTAAGTGAACACCCTTATCTTGAATCTCTTTGAGCAATTTAACATTCCCAACAACTCGTTCATCTGAAACTTTCTTCATCAAGTTATCCGTAAGTTTGTCACCTTCGATGAAATTCTTAACTTTCTCAGTTTCATCTTCTTCAATAACAACTTTCTCAGCTTCAACAGAATCAAATGTTGCATAAGCCATTGTTTCACGTTTATTAGTTTCAGTATCATATCCTGAGCCAAGTGGAACAACTGCATTAGATTCTTTAACAGCTTTAAACGCATTTGACTTTGCAACACTAAGAATCAAAGCCCACTCTTCAAAACTAATTCTGTAAACGAATTTATTATTTTGACGATATTTTGCATAGATGTAAATTGCTAAGTCATATCCCTCTTGTAACTCATTGAAAGTTTCAACAGATACTTTTGTAAACCCACTAAAGATTCTTTTGCTTGAAGACCACTCAAAGTCAAGTTCAACCTTCTCAGTTTCATCAAAGCTGTTAACTGTGAGATAAAACATATCTTTGTTTCTTGCTGTCAACTCAGTATCAAACTCAATTAAGTCACGACTTTTTAATTTGTTTAAGCTATCGAATAATCTATCCAAACCTTTGCTTGCACGGTAGCTTGTTTCCCAACCTAAGATACCCATTAACAATGGAACAGTTGTCATTATTTTGATTTCTTTATTGTCGTAGAATCCTAATTGCTGTGACAATACTAAATTTCCATATACGATTAACTCATCATTCGTAATTCCTTTTGCCAACTCAGCATTTGGAAACTTGATGAATCTTTTTGTATTTGTGTACTTTACCATAATCTTTATCTCTTTTCTTTATTATCTTATCGTTTGTATTCATTAACTGCATTAGTCAATTCATCTGTTCTCATATAAATCCAAAACATGTAATTAGTGTTTGGATTGATTGCATTGACGAGTGATTCAATCTTGTAGTTACGATAGATAAATTTTTTCAAGTTTGAATCGTAGCAGAAGAATAAATTCTCTTTTTTAAATTGTTTGTTGTTCATATTATTTACCATCCTCTATCTATTTATTTTTCTTGTAAAAAAAACAAAAAAAAAAAGCCTTAACTTTATTATTTTCCAAAAATCATTCTTTCAATAAATGCTATCTTAATGTTGATATATATTTCATCAACAACTACATCTTTATAATCTTCTTCGTATAGGAAAGCTACATCTTTAACTGTGCAACGAGCTAAACTTGACTGGCAAGCTTTCTTTACTGAGCTATAAGGTGCATTATAATATTTACTAGCTTCCTTAGCTGAGTCAAATGTCTTAAAGACTTCTTCTCTTGTTGTTCCTAAATAATCAATTGTGATAACTTTCTTTTTCATATCTTTCTCCTTTATATTGAATATTTATCCCCTCAATATATAAACCTTTTCAAAGGGAAACTGACCCGTTTTTTTGCAAACTTTTTTAAATTATTTTAAATTTATCCTACCCCTATACTATTATAAGGGTTAAGAGCAAAAATCGGGACACTTTTTTATTTTTAATTACCCTCTCATAGTATAGTGGTTTTGAGAAACAAATCGTGACACTTTTTTGTGATTAATTTAAATTAATTTAAAAATATTTATCCCTTCATAGTATAAACCTTTTGAAACATAAATCAACGTGTTTTTTTTAAATAATCTAAACTTAATTACCCTCTCATAGTATAAACCTTTTGAGAGGATAATGGACACGTTTTTTAAAAATATAATTTAAAACAAAATCATTCCCTCATAGTATAAACCTTTTGAGAGAGTAATCGTGACACTTTTTTATAAAAAGAATAAAATACCCCTCTACTTAATAGATAGTTTGGGTTATTTTTTCACGTGTTTTCTCCTGCCCCCCTCAATATATAGTGGTTTTGAACACTAAATTGACCCCCTTTTCTTAAACTTTTTACAAATATAATTGGACACTTATACAACATCTGTCTAAAAACTATTCTCAGCTCACAGATTGATTTGTGGTCAGCCCACGGCTTATTTTAAATTCTTTGTTGTGATTTGTTTTCATCTCGTTCTGTTTATATACATTAAAGTGTATACAAACAGGTATGTATATTAGAATAGATATTAAAGAATATATATTATAAAGAGTAATTTTAATAGCTAATATTTCGCTATCGCTAGGAAAACCCTTTAGGGCTATCGCCCTCTTTCGCTACGCTCAATTCACCCATCCATTACATGGATAAATTATTATTGTTTTGTTTAAAATAAAAAAGCACCTAGAAATTCTAAATGCTTTTTTATTACAAATAATTATGAAGCCACTCAGGAAGATTAGATGAATCAATTGACCAACTATTAGTTAATTCCTCACTTTCCTCCCAATTATTTTCATTTCCATCAAAAAATTTTTGTCTATGACATTTATACTGTTTGACAGTATCCCCTTCTAATCGGTATTCATTCCAATAATAATTTTGTTTTCCATAACCATTGTATTCTTGTGTTTTGTAAATTGTTGACATAGTTTACCCTCCTCAAAGATATTGTACCACTAATTTGTTTAAAAAAGCATATATGAAACCCTTTTCTTTTTCGTTTTATATATTTCTTTTTCTGTCATCCTATAATCATTTTTTAACAAATTAGTTTTTGGATACTTACATTACATGGATAAATTATTAGTTTATAATAATAAAAAGAGCACTTCATTAAGTGCCACTTTTTGTATTATTGTTTTTGAAATTCAACTGTTCCGCCAGATAAATTAATAATATTACCCTTTTCTAGTGTTGCGTAGCCTTCCGAAACATAACCTAAATTATCCTTTTCACCATTTAATGCCATATTCTCGATAAATATATCGTCTAGAGAATTTTCTGAACTTCCAATTTCTATTAAAATATTATCTCCTGACAATACTTTAATTTTATAAGTTCCAGTTTCTTCCTCTGATACTCTATAATAGTTTGTATACTCCGATGTCAATACGAACTTATCTTTTTCGTGTGAAGATATAGATTTATATTTTATTTTTTCGGAACTTTCAACAGGTTTATTTTCAGCATTATCTTTTATTTTTTCGTAATCCTTTTTACTTTTACTAGAAAATATCAAAGAACTCCCAGATTTATTTATTAATTTATCTTTCTCATTTGAATCCTTAAATACTCCTGGAAGCCAATCCTTTTTGAACTCTAATACCAACTGATTATTATTTTTAAAAGAATAACTAACATTGATTTCTTTTCCATCTTTAGAATCTTTACCAACAATTGCTTTATCTTCCAATGTTAAAAAGTTTTGCTGAACACCCCTGCCCAGTTCAGCTAATAATGAATTTTGTCGCCATGCTACTCCAAGCATTACTTCTTTTTCATGTATATCTATAAAATACATATTATCTGAAGTAATAAATCTTCCTTGTTTTAAATTAACCTCACTTTGAGATACTTTTGTTTCTGATGTTTCTTTATTAGATGAGCAAGCTGTTAAAGACAGCATAGACAAAGCGATGACTCCAATGATTGTAATCTTTTTCATGAGTTACTCCTTAAGTTTAATTATTAGATATTAACTATAATCTCATAATGTATTTAGTATATCAGAAAAATACATCATTACATGTTAAGTTATAGTTAAGTTTAAGATTATGTTCTGTAAGATATATTAGCTTAAATGTTTTAATGGACTGAATTTGATAGCCTTAGCAATTAATTGCTCATTCGTCAGTTTTTGTAAATATATTTGTGTTGTTGATAAATTGGTGTGTCCTAACAGCTTGCTGATAGTAAATATGTCTTGTCCAAGTTCTAGGTTCTTACAAGTCCAGTAATGTCTAAATTGATGTGGACTACACCTCACAGAAGCCCTCACATTGGCTTGTAAGCCTGTTTGGGCAATCATAACCTCAATGTTTGTAATCGTTTTTATACGCTGTCCTGTCTTGCCTAAAAACAGCTCAGAATCAAGTTCTCTGACTTTACCATTTCTATTTCTTATCTTATTGAAATGGTTGTCTCTGAGTCTCTTATACTTAGTCAGGAGATAGTTTAATTCATTTGATATAGGTACTACTCTCCACTTATCACCTTTCCCCAAAACTCTTATATACTGGTCTGTGAGGTCTGAATCTTTAATGTTGATTAGTTCTGAAATCCTTATTCCTGTATCAGCTAAAACAGCGATGATACACTTGTTTCTAGCATTCAAATAAGTGTTAAAGTTCCACACGTTTAACATTGCCTTCACTTCATCATCATTAAATGTTGTTAGTGCTTGCTTAGTCTCTTTAAGTAGCTTTATAGAGTACATAGGACTTGTTTTAAGCACCTGTTCTCTTATTAGATAACTGTAGAAGGCTTTGTTTGATTTGAGTATTGCATTGATGTATGTAGCCCTCAAAGAGTTATCTAAAAGCTGTGAAATGAATAGTTTGTAGTGCATTTTGTTAATTGCATAAATATCCATTTCTTTGCATATTTCTTTCTTGTAGAAATCAATGAACTTATCTATATGTTGTTCATATACTGCCATTGTTTTTTTAGAATAATTTCCCAGTTTTAGTTCTAGTAAATATTCTTTCACTAATTGTTCGAATTGCAT